CAATCTAAATCTCAGATGAAAGACTCTGGGTTTAGAGCACCAAAGAACGAACCTATCGCTGACCCTTGGCAGGGAGCTACAACTTCTAACAGCACCGCTTCAGATGTTAACAAGTCTATGAAGCGTATGAAAAACGAATGGGGTGCAGAAGAAGGTAGTACAGGTTCTATGCTTTCTAATACTCAGATTGACAGAATGGCTAAAGGTACAGGTGAAACTGATAAAGTTATAAAAGAAGTTTTAAGTAATTTTAGAAGTCAAGGATTTGTTAAGGAACTAGAAGCTAGTGCTAGAAGTAAAGGTCTAACTCTTCAAGAAAGTATTGGTAAAGATCTTGATATGTTTAGAGCTGTTTACGAAGGTAGAAATACAAGTGATGTAACCACTGAACAATTTTTTAAAAAGTTTACTAAAAAACAAAGACCAATATTCGACGAGTCTGGTAAGAAAACAGGTGAGTATATGCAGCCTATGTTTATCAAAGCTTTAGACATGGTAAACACATCTCTGTTTAACGACATAAGAGATGCTGGTATTACTGCTAGAGAACTAGCTAACATAGCTGATATCAAAGATATTGATGGTCCAGCTCAACAAATGGTTGAAAAACTAATTGCTGGTTTAAAACTTAGAAAAAGATCAGCTTATGAAGCATCTCAACAGCTTGCAGAAATTGGTGACTCACGTTTAAGAAAGTCAGGAAAAGAGTTAGATGAAATGATTGAAGCGGACGTAAAAGATAGTATAGATGCGTTCCGTGTAGCTCTACAAATGACTACCGAACAAGACGGTGACGAAGTATTTAAGACTATATTTGAAGGTATATCTATGGCTGACG